CAGAGCATGTCGCATGCACAATTAGCAGCATCCATTGCCAAATTATCTCAAAATCTTCCTGAATTAAGCGATGCTGTAAAGGAGGCGCAATCTTCATTCGATAAGGCTGCTGCATCTGTAAGGTTTAATGAGAAAGAAATAGAAAAATACGGGAGAACAGGAACTCGTGGGGCTCAGGCAGTTAAGGGATTGGAGTTTGCTCAAAACAATCTTGCAATTGCAACTGATGAACTGAATCAGGCGCAGCAGAGATATAGCCAGACCCTAAGTGCCATAAATATTGGCCGAGCAACGTTAAATGGAACAATGCGTCAGGGAATTGACCTTCTCCGCCGAGACGGACAAGAGGCTGGTATTGCTGCCGGGATGATGAAACAGCTCGGAGAGATGACGAATTTCGCTGCGAAAGCTAAGCAGAACTTCAATTCTTCCAGCCTTAAAGTCGAGCGCCCGAAAAACATTCAGGAATACCTCGACAAGCAACTTGAACAAATTGAGCTACAAAGCGAGTTCAACGACAAGAAGCGCGCCCAATTAAAGGCCGAGCAGGAACTAAGAAATCTTGGCGGCACTGAAGCAGACATCAATCTTGCACGTGAGCGTGCTGGCGTTGAGTTCGACGCAGAGCAGGCCATTGCTAAGCGAAGGAAAGAGCAGCAGCAGGCAGAACAGCAAAGTAAGCGATCTGCCTCAGCCGCAGAATCAGACGCCCAGAAGCTTCAGAAACTCAAGGAAGCATCCGAGATTGCCGCAGATTCAACAGAACAGCTAAGTCGCGCTCAGGCCATTCTCAACGCGCAAAATTCGCTTAGCAAAAGCGCCAGACCTGAGATGATTAAGCAGGCCGGTGAATATGCTGCTAAGAAGTGGGATACAGCGAACGCCATTAAAGCCCAGGCAGCGGCTGAGAAGCTACTCCCCGAAGCGCAGGAGAATGCAAGTTATCAGGAAGATGTGCGCGATCTGGATACTGCTTTATCGGCTAAGAAAATTAGCCAGGAGCAGTACAACGAAACTATTGAACGACTCGAGGCGCAGCATCAATCAAACCTGGCAAAGTTACGAGCTGAACAGGCAGTTACTCCGCAGTTGGATGCGGCAGGTTCGGTTGACCCAATCCAGCAACTGGCTAACGAAAACGCTCGAAAACTGGCGCTCATTCAGCAGTTTGAAGCAGACAAAACTATCACTGAGCAGCAGGCGATCGCATTACGCAATGCAGCCAATACGCAGTATGAACAGCAACGCGTGGCAGCACAGCGGGAAATATACCGCAGCCAGAGTGTGGCTAACGAAGCGACCGCAGCAGCTTTTGATGGCCTGGCCAACAGCGCCAGCAACGCACTGACAGGGATTATTACAGGAAGTATGAGCGCTTCAGAAGCGTTGCGGTCGGTTGGTAACACTGTTCTGAACGAAGTAATTAACACTTTCGTGCAGATGGGTGTTCAACAAGCCAAGTCCGCAATCATGGGAGCCACCGCCCAGAACGCCGCTATAGCTACCACAACGGCAGCGCAAGTTGGCTCTCTGGCGACAACCACCGCCGCAAGTACAGCATCAGCAGCTACCACTACGGCAGCATGGACCCCGGCGGCACTGGTAGCCTCTATCGGTTCGTTTGGCGGCGCTGCGGCTATTGGCCTCGGAGCTCTGGTGGCCGCTCTTGCGGTAGGAAAGGGGTTATCTGGTAAGCGTAAAAATGGCGGCCCGGTATCTGCTGGAAGCATGTACCAGGTTGGCGAAGGGGGGATGCCTGAAATCTACCGCGCCAGTACCGGCAGGCAATACATGATCCCCGGCGATAACGGCAGTGTGATCAGCAATAAGGAGATCACTGGTGGCGGTGGGAGCGGTGGCGTTGTTGTGAATATAAATAACTATACCCCTGCCAATGTCCAGACCAACAGCCGGGATGAGGGTGGCATGCAATACGTCGATATTTTTATTCAGGATATGGACAGAGGCGGCCCAATGTCCTCAGCCATGCAGTCTACTTTCGGTCTCAGCCGCAACGCTAACGGAGATTATTGATGGCAGACGTTAAATACCCGCCTTACCTGCCTCTCCCGCAGCGTGCCAACATGAACATGACGCAGGATACCAGCTTCCGGCAAAGCAATCCGGCGGTTGGTCCTGCGGTGTTCACGCCGATCACCACTGACCTGAAAACGACCTGTTCACTGACGTGGATTTTTACACTCCAGCAGGCCGAGCGGTTTAAATCATGGTTGCGGCACCCTGATTACGGCAACCGGGGCCAGGCATGGTTTGATATCCCGATCGACCTTGGCGATAACCAGGGAGTGCAGGTTCAGGAGGTCCATTTCATTACGATGCCGGTACAGACCAGTAAGAACGGCCAGACCGTTACCTGGACAGCCAACATCATCTGTAACGGCATTAAGGACATCACTGAAACTTACGACGAGTGGATCATTAATGCGCCTCCGAATGCCGGGTACTGGTACGACTTACTTGTGACGGAGATTCTTCCAGATGCCAACCCTTAGGGAATGGAAAGAGCGCCGACCGGCGTCAGACCTGAAACAGACGGTTGTTTTCAGCCACTCTTCTTTTGGGGTTGAGCGGCTGGTCAACAATCTGTTTCAACCCGCCAATTTTGGCGGCGAACTGTATCAACCTACCCGGTTCGACTTCACCGAGCCCGCGCAGGACGGAACCACGACGCTTAGCGCCACTATCACTTTTGCAGCCTTGTCGCAGGACATCAAGCAGCGCCTTAAAGGCTGGCGCGGGGCGTCGCGAATGGAGCCAATCCTGTTCCGGTACGATATCTGGGAAAACATCGGTGATTCCGCTCCGTTAAAAACCTACCAGTTGTACGTTCGTGATGTTTCAGCGGGTGCGGAGAACGTCACCCTGACCGTGGGCATGACTAACCCGCTCAGTGTGGCCAACCCCATCATTTACACCGTCAACGAGTATCCCGGCCTGAGTAATCTCTGATGACTAAAGACGAATTTATCCGGAAGGTTAATGGCCTGCCGTGGGCTGATCGCGCCTGTAGTTTTGAGGCAGTGGATTGCTGGGGCCTTGCCGTTCTCTATTACCGCCATGTCCTCGGCGTGGAGGTTCACCAGACACCGGATTACGAAGCCGGCAAAGATTTCATCACATGCTACGAAGGCGACCGGGTTTTCTGGCAGCCTGGCGCGCGGAGAGAGGGGAATATTGGTGTGTTTTATCGCGGGGGAGTTCCTGATCACGTTGGCATCATTATTGGCGGTAACCAGTGCCTGCATTCAAAGGGGGAGGGCGGCAGTGTGCGGATCGACCCATTGCCGGTTTTAGAGCGAGCATTCACCAGCGTGGAGTTTCTTCAGTATGGCAATGTTTGAAATACAGCGGCTTCCTGGCGCACCAAAGCAGCGCGGGCGATTACAACCCGGCCAGCGCATGGTTGACTGGCTGGATACCCAGAAGCTGCATAATAATCTTCAGTTGAAGCTCAACGGCAAGGTTCTTGATGATGATTTCGACTTGGGCTACCGATTCAGGCCTGGCGATTACCTTTCCGTGTTTGACCAGCCCATGAATATGGGCGGGGTAAAGGACCTGGTTAAGTTGTCCGCTCCGTGGGAGGCAATCAACCCCATCCGCCTTACCAAAAAAGGGATGGCCGCCATCCAAAAAACAATGATGGGGGACATGAAGAAAACCCCGTCAATCGCAACCGGTGAATCGCCAAACAACGACCTGACAGGGCAGACGAATGTCGCCCGGCTTTATAAGGGGCGCCCGAACATTTACGGGCAGGTGCGCGCTTATCCTGATCTGATTCAGGAGGCCCTTTATGAGTATCGCGACGACAACAAATTCATTACTGAATGGTTTGAGGTTGGCTACGGGAAATATTCAATTTCATCCGTGCGATATTCAGAGTCGAATCTGGGAGCACTATCTGGTGCGAGTTACCGTATTTACCAGCCAGGAGAAATGATCGGCACTATTGATGTCGGATATCAGTTTGACGACGTCGATAGCGAAGAGGTGCCTGGCCTGAACGAGTCAGACGATTATCCTGCTCAGACGGCCACAACAACATCGCCGGAATTCGTGACGTTGTCAGGCGGCCTCCTTACGGTAAAAGTTGGCGCGAACGTCGATAACTTCTCGTTCTTTGCTGATCTGGGCTTACCTCATCCGGTAAACTTTGTCATTAATGTGACCCGGTCAGGAACGCCTCAGGACGTTACCGGCACGGGAGATATCGTTAACTCCTTTGAAGAATTCGATCCTGATGGCGATGTGTTCACCACGTTTGTAATCGGCAACATTGGAGGAGATGCTGCATCGCTGGGCCCTGGTGATTTCGTAAACCAGAACCTGATCACCATGACCGACAGCACCCCTCTGGTTATTGGCCCGTCCGTGTCGCCGATAGAGTCATCGCAACTCTGGG